GCTAACCTTTGTGCAAGATGGTGATTCTTTACTAGTTACAATATCAGCAGAGCATAAGTTCATTAGGTTGTCGCAAGCCAGTAACAGAAGATATAGCGATGCAGACCAGAAACTTGATGCCCCGACAGATAAGAGTTTTCGGTATGTTAACGCAACTTCTAAAGCATTTTATACTTGGGGCGTATGATGAGTATTTTCAAAACAAGTAATATATTCAACAGAAAGTATAACGCTCTAGGCGTTTCTGGCGCAGAAGCCAGTAAAGAAGCCTATGATTATATTATTGACTCTGTACAGGAGACCAATACAACCAGTGCCTTTGTAAAAAACACAGTTGAATCCGTAGAGTTTGCACAGGAAAGCACTGTAAGTTCAACTGCTCCTAGACGAATAGTGTATGGAACTGCTGTTGTTGGCGGCAACATTGTTTGGCGTGTATCAGAACAGACAGGAGAAACACAGTTTGCTATTGTTTGGGCTGAGGGGTGTAACGCTATAAATACTATTTTTTTAGATGGTATTGATGTCGCATTTACAAGTAATAATTACCCGAATGGTCACTTTTTCGGAGACTTTGTAGCTGAAAGTTTTACAGGTTTGACTGGCAGTCAGAATTTAACTGACTCTTTCTTGATATCAAAAAAACCATCTTACTGGGATGGATTCCATTTTTTTTCTGGTTGCGCTTATTCATATATATTCCTTAGATTCAACTCAACAGCTTTTCCAAATGGTTTTCCATCTGTTACTGCTGAGATAGAAGGTCGTAGGATATATGACCCAAGAAAAGACTCTACATCTGGCTCTATATTATATAAGCCAAGTCTGGAAGTTTCTTCACACAGATTAGCGACCTCTTCTACTTGGCAATACGATGATAATGCCGCTTTGTGCCTTTTAGATTATATGCTTGATTCTAGGCTTGGGCTTGGTGAGTCTTTTGATTCTTTTGACCAACAATCATTAAGAGATGCGATTGATATTTGCGATCAGGGTGTCTTAGATTCTAATGGTTCGCCTAGAAAAAGATATACTTGCAATGGCTCAATATTTGCTGATAAAAGCCACAGAGAAAATATTAAGCAAATACTTAGCACTATGAATGGCAAGTTAATTTATAGTAATGGCAAGTATTATATAAAGCCATACGCTTACCAAACGCCTCATAGCCAGATTGTAGATGAAAGCATGATTGTCGGGGCTATTAACTATTCCGCAAAGCAAGGCAGGGCTGATTCATATAATAGAGTTAAAGGCAAATTTAACAGTTTGCATGACGGCTATGTGGTAACAGATTATCCAGTGCAATATAGCGGTGTCGATGCTGATGGCTTAACCTATGATGATAAAGATGGCGAAACCTTATATCTAGAATACAACCTACCGCTTACGACTAACGTAGAAGATGCCCAACGTCTAGCGCGATTAATGATGCTCAGATCAAGGATGCAAGCAACTGTAACATTCACCGCGAATATGAAAGCATTAGCGTACAAAGTTGGAGATACAATACAGTTTGGTAATGATATTTTAGGGTTCACTAGTGGGTTTGAAAAAGAATTTGAAATAACAGACTACATAATAGCTAATGATACTGATACCGGCATTACTGTTGAGATAACTGCTAAAGAGGTGGTGCTTGCTATATATGATTGGCAAGCTAGTGATTTACTAGATTATACTGCCAACGATGTAGTGGATGCTTGGGATGGTCGTATCACTAGCGTGACTAATGTAGTTGCTAACGTGATTCAAACACCCGAGCAGGGATTCTTTGGCGAGTATTTACAGGTAAATTTTGATTATACTATTACAAATCAATTAAAGCATTTTAGAATTGATTTTAATGACGTAATTAGTCAGCAAAGTTTAAAATCTATAATTACCACATCAACTTCAAACCTTTTTAGTAAAGAATCAACTGGATTTACAGCACCTTTTACAGTTTCAGTAGTTGCTGTTTCAATCCAAGACATAGACAGTGAGCCAGTTTCTAGCAATCTATTTCACATATTCACACTAGGTGACAGACAGCCAAATACATACTATTACCCTAGCAATAACTTAAACCAACCAACAGATGCACAATTTACTGCTTATTTTGGGCAAGCTCCACAAAGCGGAGATAAATTTATAGTTTACACAACAGATTCTAATAATGTAGTAACAGACACTAAGAAATATGTATTTTATTTGGAATTAGATTATAGGTTTATTGAACACCTTAGTATTGGTGATAGATATAGTTATTGGGGTAACTATTACCCTACATTTCCTTCTGATATTAGAGAGTTTTTTGTTGATGCCGCAACTTTTGCTGGAATAGACATTACATGGTCTATTTCTGTGACTAATTTTGCGTTTCGTGTTAACGATGATATCTCTACAGTTGTAAATATGCCGACAAGTTTGAATACAGTTGTGACTAGAGGTGGTTATGGATTTAAGGTCACTGCAAGTGTAGGCGATGTTTGGCCATCAAGTTATCAAAAGATTCTTGAACAATACAATTACCATGTGACTGCAACTTGGAATGGCGGCAGTTTAACACTTTCCAATAAAATTGCAGTGGTTCAACAAAGAACACAGCCATAAGGATAAAGTAGATGCCATTTTACGAAGACATAAAAACAATTTCAGGCAATCTAGTTGTAGATGGCACTCTTGAGAGTAAGCACATCAAGACTGACTCTCTTGAGGCTAATAAGTTTAAAGGTGCAACCGAAGAAGAATACTACAACTTTTTTGATGATACGGCTGTAGGGTTTAATTCTTTGACTGTCGTGCATGAGTTTGACTTTCCATCAACTGAATTAGATTTGGTTAAAGGAAGGCATATTAAGGTTGAATACAATGCCAAACTAGCTACAGGAACAAGTGGTACAGTATCGCCTACAGTTACAATGCAGACAGAAATTAAAGTCCCAGATGCACCAAGTTACAGAGGCATTGGATTAGGTTATCACGTTAGTTTCCCATCTACTGGAATGCAACGGCTAGAATTTGATGGAAACGTGGTTAATCGTTTTGGTTGCGGTAATGTTGGTACTCTTAGTTCCTATAGGCTTTATAGAAATTTACATTTTAGGCAAAATGTTGAGCAAACAGAGTTGGTGCAGAATCCATTTTTCACAGGGACATCTAACTGGGTTGCCTCTGGCGGCACTCTTTCATCATACTTTGGAACAGCCGCCTCTATACAGCAAGACTCTAACGCAGATGAAGCGTATTTTTATCAAGCGGTAACAGTCGAAATTGGCAAGAAATACAGGTTTAGTGGGTTGACGTACACAAGCGCAGGAACGTCACCCGCGCAGTTTCACCTTTCGACAAGCAGTAGTGTTGCAGATGCTTTTGAATCTTCATCTGTTTTTTCAGCTTCTTCTGGCAACCAAACCTACACTAAAGATTTTATTGCTACTACTACCACTGTTTATATTATGGGCGAAGCCACTTCTGCTACAAACTCTCAGTATGCAGTTTTTGATAACTTTACCCTTAAAGAATTACAAGATAAAACTTATGTAGATGTAAGCACAGCTAGTGGGCAAATTGTTCCAACAGGCGGTTCTGCTCTGGTATATCACCATCCATTTGGGGCTACATCATCAGGAGATTGGGCGGTGGTTGATACTAGGCAGATAAGCTATCGAACTGTACCCTATACCCATTATTTACAGATGACTAGCGAAGTATATCTTGGCGCAGAAAATATTACATACGAGTGCAGATTACGTATAAAGCACTTAGCTTTTGGCGATACACTAACAACTGAGCCTAGCAAGGTTTTGATGCAGAGCAGAATGATTGGAGAGCAATCAACATGATTATAATAGGATATGAATCACGCTTAGAAGATGACCCATACTCAGAAGAAATTGTAGCAAGCCGCCATGATACGAAAGAAGATGCTAATTCTGCTATGATAGACTTACGAATAGCACAACAAGCAAACGACAATCTGATACAATACTTTTATGCAATAGATAAAACAGACACAGAATACAAAATAACTGGCGTAGTTGATAGAGATAAGCCACTACCCCCAACAGCACCAGATGGCGAGGAATAACATGAGCGCGGCAAAATACAATCTAACAATAGATCAGGGTTCAGATTTTAGCCTTACATTAAACATTAAAGAAGATGGCGTTAACAAGAACCTTACAGGTTGGCTTGCGCGTGGTCATCTGCGCGAGTCTATGGATACTGCACAGCACTGGGCTTTTGACTTTTCAGGCACTACGTTTGATGCAAACGGAAACCTAGTCATCAAGTTAGCCCATGACGTAACTGCAAACAATGGCAATACTGAACTGGGCGAGGGTAATTACTTTTACGATATGGAAATCTATAAAACATCTACTGATGAAGTAAAAAGAATCATGCAGGGCAAGGCTACTGTAACAAGACAGGTAACGAGATAATGACTTTAAAAGTAACAGTCACAGAAGATGTGTCAACTGTATCAGTTTCAGGCGATACAACGAGCATCAATCTAACAGGCGAACAGACTGAGATTTCAGTAGTTAACCCTGCGGCTACTGTTACTTATAATCCTACCGCCCCGATAACTGCAACAAATGTGCAAGATGCTATACCACAAGCACACAAATTGATGTTTTCACAAGCGCATAATGATGATCTTACTTTAGAACATGGCAATAGCTTCAAAATTATTTCAGGCGGTGAATATGCAGAATTTAGCAGTTATGGCGGTTTGGGTGGTTGGTCAGCAGAAATTAATTCTTCTGAACATATAACTCTGCGAAATGGGAGTGCGCTTGCCGCCCTTTTCGATAGCGGCTCAATGAACCTGTACAACACATTATATGCGGGTTGGTCTGGTGGCTCTAATGATAGTTTTATAGAAACCACGAGTAGCACAAACAGTAGGAAACATATTTCATTAAAATCTGGCACTGCGCAAAAAGGCTATATGGGGATAAGTTCTGTTTCAATGTACATTGGCAGTGGTGAAACGGCTTTAGGTTTTTCTGATTATTTAGGAACAAAGCGGATTAGACCATCAGCCTCGGTTAATCAGCCTAGCGATGCATCAATAAGTTTAGGTGCAAGTAATGCTAGATTTAAAGAATTATATCTAAGCGATAATCTGTATGCTGATGGCGTTGAATTTGTAAATGGTGCTATAACTTTTACTACAAGTGCCTTTAATGTAAAAAGCGAATACTCAGTAACCACAATATCATCAGACAATCATGGTGTTAGTTTATATTTCAATGGAAGTGAAAAATTTGAAACAACACCTAATGGTGTTCAGGTTTCAGGTAATATAACTACGCAAGCTAGTGGCAGTAATAACGGAGATATCACTGTTGCAGGCAATCTTGAAGCTGTTGGACAAATATATACGCCAAAAATAGAAAGCACTAATTCTGATATTGTAATAGAAAGCACATCAAATTCTGGTAAAGTTGAAATAAAAGGAACATCAGAGGGCGGCACTACATTTACCAATTTCATTGCAGATGGTCATTCAGCTACAATGAAATCAGCCTCTAGCGGGTTTGGAAAAGTGACTTGTTCTAGTGCGGTTGTGCAAATTTCAGGTTTTTTTCAGCCGCTTAATGGTATTCAGTTTGACCCACTGGGCACAACGATATTAGATGATTATGAAGAAGGCACTTGGACACCTACATTAGTGGGAGAATCTGGCGGCAGTTACACAATAGGTTCATCTGTTTCAAGTTATACTAAAATTGGTAATACAGTTCACATTCAGTGCGATTTAAATGATATTGATACAACTGGAACAGGTATAACCAATAGGCTACACTTGGCAGGTTTACCATACCTACCTAACGGAATATACACAGCCAGTGTTGCTAATAATAATATTTCTCAATCGGGCACTGTCTTTGGTGTAACTCTAACATCAGGAAACAAGATTGAATTTAGAATTAGCAGTGCAAATGCAGGCGTAGTTCATGCAAATGTCAATAGCACAACAGGTGGTGACTTGACAGTTTGTTGTACATATAAAACAGATTCTTAATTATTTTTAGTAGAACTAAAAACGGAAAGGTGAAAAAATGAGTTTAGAAAAAACAGTAACACAAGATAAAATTGAAATTATTGGCGAGTTCAAAACAGTTCAGGTTAGAACTAAAACAACTGTTACTGAAAGTGGAACAGAGATAAGCACTTCTTTTCACCGACACGCAATAGATGCGGGCGCAGATTATTCTGGTGAATCAGCAGAAGTACAATCTATTTGTGCTATTGTACATACAGAAGAAGTGATCGCGGCAAGACAAGCGGCTTACCCTAGCGAATAACTGGAGCGCATGATGGAAGATTGGCATCTAAGCAGAAACGTACCTATCACCCTTTTTATAATGCTTTTATTACAGGCATTTAGCGTAATGGGCGCGTTTACTGAGGTTGAAGTTGGTGTAGAGCAAAATGCCAAAGACATTGGCGAAGTCGATACAAAGCTAGAAAAGCTAGATCAGCGACAGCGTAAGCATGAAGTAACTATTGCGCGCATGGATGAAAACATTATTCACATTATGAGCATTCTTGAGAAAGATTAGTGAAGCGTATAGTCTTTTTATGGCTACTTGCATCAGCCGCTATGGCTAATGAGCAAGGTAGTTTAAACAACTATCATGGCGAGAATAGCGTAGCTAACAGCAACAACACGACTACTGACACAAGCACTAAAACCGAAAACACCTACAATGGCGCAGGCGCGGCAAGCGAAATACCGGTAGGCTCTGCGATAAGCCCAACCTTTATGTCTAACGGAACTGACACTTGCTTGAAAGGTACAGCAGGTTCAGTGCAGACAGTGGCTATCGGCTTTAGTTCAGGCGGTTACACCTTAGACGTTGACTGTACTAGGCTAAAATATTCTCGAATGCTATCTACGCTTGGTCTAAAAGTGGCGGCAGTGTCGATGCTTTGTCAGAGTGAAGAAGTCTATAAATCAATGCTTTTAGCGGGTTCACCATGCCCTTTTATAAACAATGGGAGATTAGTAGCGGGGAAGCGGGGGCTTATGCTGATAAAGCAGAACCCAGAACTTTATATTCCTGATTACAAAAAGAATCGGAAATATTACAACGGCATTCTCCAAATAGGTAAGGTGAGCGAAGATGTGGAAGAAGATAGCATTTCTATTAGCGATAAGTACCGCAGTACAAAGCAGTGAACTAGATAACCTGATTGACTCTAGC